GTTCCGATCATTCCTGCTCCTTTGTGTGGACCACACCAGTAAGTGTAGTCACCTGCTTCGGGGAATGCAACATCAAACTCTTCGCCAGGTAACATTGCCAGGGCTTCGTGACCTAACTCTGGATGATCCTCAACGATAACGTTATGAGGAGGGAGCATATTATTAACAAAATGAACAGACTCGCCAGCAGAGATAGTAACCTCTGCAGGATCAAACACAAGATTACCATTGGAACCCATCTGAACATCTACAGCCCATGCAGGGAGGGCAAGAAACAATGAAGCGAATAAAGCAATAAAAAACTTCATTAAGTTAAATAGCATCTAAGACTATTTACTCAATGAAGTTTTTATCTTAAGTATTATTTAATGCTAAATGTCAGGGTTTTGTGACTTTGGTATCATGGCATCTAATTGACCATCCACATACCCTCTTCGATAGTCCCAAGTCTGTCCACCTATCTGTCCACGACTAGCATTTATACACTTATTGTAGTCTGGATCTTCTTTTGAAATGTTGTTGCAAACGAGTCCAGCCAGATCCAATTCATTACCTTTCTGACCAGTTCCTGTCCACATATGCTGACCGTTCAACCAAACGGCACCACACTTCTCGCACTCTTTCCGTTCCATGGAAAAAGACGAGACTTCTTTTGGATCAGTCATTTCTGCAGTATCCTCGTGGTAAGGTTTTACCTATTTATTGTAGCACGTTGACACAATTTGTCAACAATTCCATGCTCTCAGGGACTTATTGATTCTAGAATCGGGATCTGATGCGGTTTTCTTAGAAGTTAACTTCGCTTTCATACCCTTCATTCTAGCGCAGAAGGATGCCCTCCTGGGATTTCCAACCTTCTTGCTTGGTGCTTTAAGGTCAGATCCAGGATTTTCTCTTTCGTAAGACTTTCGTCCCTTTTCATTGAGTCCTCCAGACTTTGCTTTTCCTGCTTTCCTTGTCCAGGCTGCAGATTCATTTTGCGTCTCTTCCTTTTTGACGCAGCGGTTGTACGTTTTGCCGAATAGTTTTTGGGTTCCTTTTTTCTCATAACCCTTCCAACATTTCTTCGCTTCATTCGTCACTTCTTCATTTTTAGGACGGCAATCATTTACCAACTTGCCACCCTTCATTTTCATACCCACTTTCTTATGAGTTTTCCAGCATTCTGCTTGAAACTCAGAGAAAGATTTGAGTCCTTCAAATTCTTCTTTTTTGGATTTATTTCCCCAATTCTTTGCACCTACTTTTCGGCATTTGACTAGTGCTCCGCTGGCATACGCACTAGGCCAAACAGAATAACGAGATTTTACCTTATGATAACAGGCGTCCTTTTCGCCTTCATTGATTTCTTTTTTACCGCTTTCAGGACCTTGGGCATTGGGTCTACCTTTCTTTTTAGTCGCAACAGGTGAACCTTTCTTAAAGTCAGAAGGATAAGTTGCTTCGGATTGTGTTTCTTCTGTTTTCACGTTAATTGCCTTACCTTTGCGATCTGGATTAGGATCTTTAGCATTCTTGCGACGGAATGCTGCTTCCTCCTCATCTTTATTTAGGTTGCGCTTCATCTTACTTGAACCGCACTTGGGTTTTGTTGTCTGTCCTGGTTGTCTTGCACAGGGTTTTCCTGCATATTTACCACCGAGTTGCACCCAACCAGGCTTGCCATCAGAAGACTTACTCTTGCTAAACCAGTCGCGCAGAGAACTATCACCACTTTTGTTCTCTTCTTTAAAACCATCACCAGACTTCCATGTTTTCTGTTTCACTTGTTTTTTCTGTGCGAGTTTATTAGCTGTGGCATACATGACCTCTTTGTCTCTGCTACCATAGAGTTCCTTAAAGCGATGATGATTCTTCTTCATCCCCTTAACAATTCTGTCTGCCTCCTGATTAACTGTTGGCATATCAGGAACCTACAACTTGTACTTCTTCAACAATAAGAGCAGCACTACCAGCAGTAATTTTCACACAGCGTTTGACGACTGCTTGAGGTCCGCTGTAAGCATAAGTATAATCAGCAGATGCACTAGATGAATCGACATCAGTAGTGATTGTGTTTCCTGTTGCAGCAGTAATCTTTTTGCCAGCGGTGCCAGCAGAAAGGAAGTTGGAATCGATACCAGGAGAGGTGCTATCATCTTCTACAGCAATGAAGTCTCCAGCAGAGAATGGATGAGTATCACTAATTTCACCGAGATTAGTTCCAAGTTGATAATCTGCAGTGCTATCAGAAACTGCTTTTACAATTCTCGCTTGTCCAGGTTTTGCACCAGACTTAAGAACAAGAGGTTGATCTTGAATAATAGTGATAGCAGGACCACCATTAAATGATACAGTAGAATCCCCAGCAGTTGCAATCACGCGATAGAAACCAGTTTGAACAACTTGATATTCTGTTGCAGATCCACTAATTGCGTTAGTACTTAAAACTCTTAACGTTGCCATGTCGTGTCGTGTTAATTCGTGTCTTCTTTATTTAGGTCTTTTTGTTGCTTTAGCATCTTTTGTAATTCCGCTGTAGAGCCAACAAACATAGTGTTATTAACCGTAGATGGTCCAGACTTCTTTTCATCAGCATCCAACTCCTTCATTTTCTTTTGAAGATCAATCAACTTGTCAGCAGTATCTGCTACGTTTTTAATAAGTTGACCTGCAACTTCATAAGCACGAGGATGATCTGACGCTCGTGCCACATCAAGTATTCCATCAACTGCCTCCTGTCCTTTCATTACTAAGTTGTGAAGTTGAGCACGACTAACTTCATAGTCTTGCCTCACATCTTCAGTTTCAGATTTTTTCAAAGTAGGTTTCACTTTCTCTACATGCTTTTGAAGTTCAGAGGGTTCTGCTCCAAAAGCATCGTTGAGTCCATCAAAAGGATTTGCCATGTTTAAATTGCCTCATCTTGTCCGCTTACAGGATTGCGTTTCTTGTTATCAGTAAAGTCTTGTGATGTAACACCGAATCCAAAATCATCATCAGCATCTGCTGTGAGAGGATCTGGAACAGTAATATAACGAACTTCTCTTGGTGCTGTATTGACATCCGTAGATGTATACATGTCTGTAATTGCCTTCTTGATAGTCTTGGTTTCTGTAACAGGACCGTAGAGATATGTTTTTACAGTAAAATCTAATGTATAGATGATTGCTCTACGTTGAGCAAAATCTCCCTCGTAAGAATCTTCGTAGTCAATACTATTTAAAATGATGGGACAATCTTTTGTCTCACTCATTTCAGGTAATAATTTCAAAGACAGATTATAATGCGGTTGAAAGAAAGGAAGAATCTGTTCAAGAATTTGAAGACCATCTTCTTGATTTTTTGAAATAATTGCCAACTCAAATCCTATGCTGTAAGGAACAGGCATGAACACATTCTTGTTCTTGCTGTTATCCGAACTTGCAACTTTAATTTTTTGAGTAGGAGAAACCTTTCTCGTACTATCATAATTAATACCCTTAATTTCAAATGAAATTCTAGGAAGAGTGATTTGCACTCTTTTGTTTGTAGGGTCTGGGTTTTGGTCTAGACGCGCCAGAAACTTTTGTTTTGGACCGTATGCCAGAGGCACTTTCATTACTTCGTCTTGACGACGAATTTCAATGTTGTTGAACAAAGTTCCAAATGCAACAACAGTTTTTCTAAAAATTTCGTGATATGAATAAGTGCCTAACATCAGATTGTAGTATCAGTAATGGAACCAACAGAACCAAAAGGATTTGTCTCAGAGAAATCGATAATATCATTATCGGCAGTTTCAAAGTCGTTGTTCTGGTCATACTCGCTGTTCATATTATTTATTGTATTATATGAAGCGGTAGTCCAGGATGCAGATGACGACCCTCCAGTAATGGTTTCTGGGACAGTAAATGTGCCTGAGCGATTAATAACAATAAGAGTTCTGGTAGAACTATCCCAGGACTTAACTTCAGCGGTGACATTTGAAGTTCCACCAGTGACAGTCTCACCAACGGTAAAGTCTCCAGTGCCACCTGCAACCAAACCAACTGTGATAGCATTTGCAAAGGCAGTCTCGATTGCGTCGAGTTCCGTAATGCCTGTGTTGATTTCTTCGTCGCTGTACTCGAAGAGTTCGCATTGACATTCCCAAACATAACCTTTACCAAGTTGATAAAAAGGTTTCTCCACCTCCACAAACTTGATTTCAAATAAATGCTTTGTGATAGGGAACCAAATTAAATCCCCTTCGTTTGGTCTTCCTTCGACATTAAGTGTTTCAAGGTCGTCAACTTTTTCTTTAAACTTCTCACGGGAAAAAATAAACGTCGTCTTATCTTCGATGCGAATTCCAAATTTGCTAAGTAACTCACCTTGTCCTTCCCATCCTTCAGCATTATTGACATATGCTCTGATTGCTCTGGCACTTGAGAATCTACCGTCCGAATCCTCTTCAAAGATTGTGTCACGGTTAACAATGTCTCTCGGAACGTAGTAAATATCTTGCCCATATATTTCGATACTTTCTACTACAAGGTTTTCCATAAACTTCTGCTCTTGAGCAGATCCATTTGCTTTTAGCAAACTAGTATGATTGCTAAAAACATAGTCTTGTGCTGGAGAATTATTAAATGCCATATTAGCCTACCAGATCCATTGGTGGAATTTCATATGTGGAGCGAACTTGTTCTTCTAAATCAGTTTTAAATTTAGAAGCATCATCCAAAATTTGACGACCGTTAAGTGTTACTCCACCTAACATTTGAATGCCATCGTACTTGCTTAAGTTACGACCCCATTGTTGTTGGAATAATGCCTCAACATAATCCTTCAACCAAGCATCGTTATACATGCCAGTATAAGTATCAGGATCTTGACGCATTACAACTTCAACTAAAATATAATCACCTGCTTGCAATTCATCCCAACTCATATCAAGGTAAAGTCTACCCTGATGCTCATTGAATCGGACCCTACGATTCGCTTGAGAGTTAGTAACAAAATCCAAAGTCTCAAGATATTGAGAGGTCATAAAATAATGAAGAATATGTCCATGCGTCATTGCATAGATATCGTTTAAAAAGATTTGATACTTAATGTTAAAAATGTTCCCAGGAACAATGCTAGAAGCCCCAATCGCAGTATAAACATGATTAACAGAGAGGACGTTTGGCGGGAGTGATACATACTCATTACCTTCTGTCCAATCAGTGCCAGAGATAGCGGATCCTGTTTGAGCTGCCGTTTTAATTGCATCAGTTACCTCAATTTTGATGAACGCTTTGTAACTACCATTGTAGTGATACTCTTGATAGTAATCAATCGCCTCTTCAATCAAGTCATCTAGTTGCTCAGTAGCAACGTTAATGTCAATCGTAGGATATCCTAAACGACGAAGAGCATAATCTCTTAGTTCGGTTTTAGTTGCGGGTCTAGTTGCTGACATGAGTTATCAGGAGAATGTGGAGATAGTGAGAGTAGTGACATCATTTGCACTGACGACTTCTCCAGACTTGAAGAAACCGCTTACATTATCAACGGTGATCTGGTTAGTCCCCAGAGCAGTAATAACGCCTGTAGTGCCACTGGTTGCGCCTGTGACAGTTGCACCGACTTCCATCGTAGTGATGTCAGTCAGAGACAGAGTTGCATTGGTGAATACAGTAGAGAGATCAATAGTTGCATCACTCGTGTAGATAGTTGCAACATCAAAAGTGAGATTTGCAGCACCACCGCCACCAAGATTTGCATCAGAAATAGTAATGGTATCATCTACAGCATGTCCAGTTCCAGGTGTGGTAACTGTGACTGTTGCAGCACCAGAACCATCAACAACAATCTGGAATTCAGAACTCGTTCCAGAACCAGTAGTACTGAATGCAGTAACGTTATAAGTTCCTGCAGTTCTAGAGGCATCTGCTGCACCAATAGTATCGACTGTAGCAATACCAGTTGCATTGGGGTGAACAATGGTAACGGTATTACCAATTGCATAACCAGAACCTGCAGCATTGACAGTAACGTTAGTAACGCTACCGCCAGAAGCAGTAATATCAACTGTTAAATTAGAACCATCGCCACCAGTAGTAGCAAGACCTGTGCCAGTTGTATATTGAGTACCACCAACCAAAGCACCAAAGTTGAAGGTTGCAACACCACCCAGATTAGGATTAGTAATAGTGACTGTATCTGTGATCAGATAATCACTACCACCAGCGTTAACTGTTGCAGCAGTGATTGCACCACCAACAACTGTTGTATCGACAGTCAATCCAGAACCTGTGCCACCAGTAGTAGCAACAGCAGTTCCTGCAGTGAAACCACCCAATCCGCCGCTGCTTACACCAGTGGTAACAACCGCACCAGGAGTGGGATCACCACTCAGGTTCAGTGTCAAAGTGGTAGTAGTTGCAAGGTTGTTAAGCATTGCACTAAGTTGAGCAAATGCGTTATCCAGTTTTGCCTGAACTCTTGCTTCGGTGTAGTACTGATTGGTTCCCTCAGAAAGATCTGTAGTAGACTTACCAGAAAGATCAAGGTTTGCACCTGTTGCAGCAGCAACACGAGCATCAGCACGAGTATCGGTAAAGTAAAGGTTGGTAGAACCTTCAGAGAGTGTATCAGTATCATGGTTACTGATATCAGAAACTGTTCCTGTAACATCACCAGTCAGATCACCCGAAATACCACCTGTTGCAGTGATCAGTCCAGAGAAGTTACCAAGGACACTATAGATATTTGAATATCTATGGGTCGAGAGACCAATAACATAAGCATTATTAGTATCTGGTCTGATACCTTTAGTCTCTGTAGTTGTTGCCAACAGGTTACCTGTAAGATCACCTACAACACCTCCAGTTGCAGTAATCTGTCCAGAGAAGTTACCAAGGGTGCTATAGATATTCGCGTATCTGTAGGATCCAAGACCAATGACATAAGCGTTATCTGTATCTGGTCTGATACCTTTAGTCTCTGTAGTTGTTGCCAACAGGTTACCAGTAAGATTACCTGAAACACCACCTGTTGCAGTAATCAGTCCCTCAAAATTACCAAGATTACTGTAGATATTTGCATATCTATAAGATTCAAGACCAATATTATATGAATTATCTGTATCAGGTCTAATAGCTTTAGTCTCTGCAGTTGTTGCCAACAGGTTACCAGTTAAGTTACCTACGACACCGCCAGTTGCAGTAATTGATCCAGAGAAGTTACCAAGAACACTGTAGACATTCTGCCATCTACGAGTTGAAAGACCAAGATTGTAAGCATCATTAGTATCTGGTCTAATTGCTTTAGCGTCCGTTGTTGATGCTACAAGGTTACCTGTAAGATCACCTACAACTCCACCAGTTGCAGTAATTGATCCAGAGAAGTTACCGAGGACACTGTAGACATTCTGCCATCTAAGAGTTGAAAGACCAAAACTATAGCTATCATTAGTATCTGGTCTAATTCCTTTAGCGTCCGTTGTTGATGCTACAAGGTTACCAGTTAAGTTACCTACGACTCCACCAGTTGCAGTAATTGATCCAGAGAAGTTACCAAGAGTGCTATAGACATTTGACCATCTACGAGTTGAAAGACCAAGATCATAAGCATCATTAGTATCTGGTCTAATGGCTTTAGAGTCTGTTGTTGCTGCCAACAGATTACCAGTTAAGTTACCTACGACTCCACCAGTTGCAGTAATTGCTCCAGAGAAGTTACCGAGGACACTATAGATATTTGAATATCTAGCACTACTAAGACCGATATTATAAGAATCGTCGGTATCTGGTGCAATAGCCTTGGTTAACGTAGTTGGAGCAACCAGATCAAAGTTACCTTCACCAATAAATCTAGTTGCAGTGATAATTCCAGCAGAGAAGTCGCCGTTAGCATCACGAAGAACCAAGTTGTTTGCTGAGTTACTCGATGTAGAAGCAACGTTGATT